GGCTTATGAAACCAAATTCCCGGTTCAGGAAATCACCGCCGACTTGGAGATGGTCAAGCAACGCCTCTCCCAGACTTTCTTCAACGATGTACTTAGAGTGGCCTCGCAGTATGAAACCCGGTCGAACGTAACGGCCGTGGAATGGGACCTGAGGAAGTCTGAGTCCTTGGTCATGCTCGGCCCTGCGCTAGAGCGCATCGACAACGAAGTCCTGAAGCCGATCATCGAACGCGTGTTCGGGATCGCCAATCGAGCCGGGATTCTCCCACCCGCGCCAGCAGAGCTGCAAGGGAAGATGATGAACATCGAATTCGTCTCGATGCTCGCGCAGGCCCAGGCGGCGACGAAGGCGGCTTCGATCGAACGGGTCCTGTCGATGGCCGGCAACCTCGTTGGGGTGGTTCCGGAGATTATGGACAACATCGACACGGACTATTCCCTAGAGAAGATGTCCAGCCTGCTCAACAACGATCCAAAGATGATTAGGTCCAAAGATGCCCTCGCGCAAATCCGCCAACAGCGGCAGCAGCAGAACCAACAGGCGCAGCAAGCGGCTATTGCTCAACAGCTTTCTCAAGGCGCCAAGAACCTCTCGCAGGCGGATGTTGGCGGAGGCCAGAACGCGCTACAGGCGCTCATGGGTGGCCAGGGCGGCGGCGGACCTGGTGGCCCTGTCGGACCTGGTGGCCCAGGCGGAGGACCTGGCCAATGACCTACGACGCCTCAAATCGGAAAGACATTCGCCGCGCAGAAAAGCGCGCCCAACTCCTAGAGCGCGAGAGGATCGAGTTCCTCACCGTGGCGATGCGAACAATCCAAGGCCGGAGGTTCTTCTACAACATCCTCGAATTCTGCCACATATTCAACGACCCGTTCACCGGCAACGCCCTGCACGAGGCCTATGCCAAGGGCGAGCGGAATGTTGGTTTGAAACTATACTCTGATATAGTGAATTTCTGTCCCGATGAATTCGTCGCCATGATGCGCGAAGCACAAGTCCAGGAGATACCCGATGAGCGGAGCCCCAGAGAACCTGACGACACCGACGCCGACACCGCCCTTGGCCAATTCGCCTGAGGCCCGGACCCCGACCGGAGAGATCAAAGATGCCAACACGCCTCCAACGCCTACCCCGGAAGCCCCGAAGCCCCCGGAAGTTCCGCCTGCGCCCACCGGGCAGCAAGAACCCCCCGAGTCCTACACTGAATTCAAAGCCCCCGAGGGATATAAGCTCGCCGCCCAACTCGTCACCGAGGCCACTCCTCTCTTCAAAGACCTCAAGCTGACGCAGGATCAGGCCCAGAAGCTCGTTGATTGGTATTCGAAGAACCAGATCGCGATTCAGAAGCAGATCGATGAATCGGTGTCGAGTATGCGCAAGGAATGGAAAGACGGTTATACTAACCATCCAGACCTCGCCGGAAAGCTGGAAACCGTCCGCACCGATATCGGCCGAGCGTTGATGGTCCAGAACTCTTCCGGCCAACGCGTTATCGACGCGGCGCTGGAAAAGGATTTCCGCGATGCACTCGACCTAACCGGCGCCGGCGATCATCCGGCCGTTATCCGAGTGCTGAGCAAATTCGCCGGCCTTGTAAACGAAGGAAAGCATGTCTCTGGCGGTGGGCCATCGCCTCTTGGGCAGACCCCAACCGGCCAAGTGCCCCGACCTTCGCCCGCAAAGGCCATGTATCCGAACCTTCCCTCTTCGACCACCTGAGCCCCTAAGTGGGATGAACGGTAGCCCCCAGATCAGGACCGAGCCACTCGAACAATAGGAACCAAATATGGCTATCATTGGCGCAACGGCCCTGACCTATGCGGATTGGGCCAAACGGATGGATGACGGCTATCGAGTCGCCTCCATCATCGAACTACTTTCGCAGACGAATGAAATCCTCGATGACATGTTGGTCGTCGAAGGGAACCTGCCAACCGGCCATAAAACCACAGTCCGGACAGGACTGCCCCAGGCCACTTGGCGCTTGCTCAACACCGGCGTCCCGAACGCCAAATCAACCACCGCGCAGATCGTCGACACCGTCGGGAATCTCGAAACCTACGCGGTGATCGACAAAGACATCGCCGACCTCAACGGTAACACCGCTGAGTTCAGACTCTCGGAGGTTCGGGCATTCCTCGAAGGTATGTCCCAACAGGTCGCGGCCACGCTGATCTATGGGAACCAGTTCGCTAACCCCGAACGGTTCACCGGGTTTGCCCCGAGATATTCGACGATCAACCCGGCCAACTCACAGACCGCTGCGAACATCCTCGCTGGAGGCGGTTTGTCTAACACCAACACTTCCCTCTGGCTCGTTACGTGGGGCTCAGACACCCTCCACGCAACATTCCCAAAGGGAAAGATCACCGGCCTTCAACATAGGGACATGGGCGAGTGGCCGGTGCAGGATGTCTCCGGGAACACTTACCAGGCCTATCGGGACCACTTTAAGTGGGAAATCGGCCTGGTCCTCCGCGACTGGCGCTATGCGGCCAGAATCTGCAACATCGATGTCACCCAGCTCACCGGTGTCTCAGCGGCGAACCTGATCAACCTCCTCGTCCGCGCGCTGTATCGGATGCCGACCGCTCCTGCGGCCGCTACCGCCGTCCAGACCTCCGACACCCCAGAAGTTCGGGCGAACATGGGCCGCGTGGTGATCTACGCCAACCGCGTTGTCCGCACCTACCTCGATCTTCAGGCCATGAACAAGACCAACGTCCTGCTCCGGCTCGAAGAATTCGAAGGTAAGGTCATCACCACCTTCCGTGGCGTCCCGATCCGGACCTGCGACGCAATCCTCAACAACGAAGCACAGGTGACGTAATGATCCTCGAAGGACTGCTCCAATTCGACAACGCGGCCTCTTTGGTCCACGCTACCGGAACCTACACCTCGACCAATGTCCTGGACCTTGGGCTAGTTGGCCTCCCGACTTCGGCCGGTGGAGGCGGCGCTAGAGACCTTGGTATCGGCGATGACCCGGCCCTCAAGATGCTGGTTCAAATCGCCACTACTGTCGCTGGCGCTGGCGCAACGTTGCAAGTGGTTCTCCAGGGAGCGCCAGATAACGGCTCTGGCGCCCCTGGCACGTGGGCCTCATGGTGGGCCTCGCCGGTCTACGCTCTCGCCTCTTTGGTTCAGGGCGCCCGGCTCTATGACATGGACCTTCCCAGGCCTCCACTGGACCAGCCGATCCCTCGGTTCCTCCAGCTCAACTATGTCGTTGGCGGCGCTTCTATCACCGCTGGCGCCATTTCCTCCTTCATCGTCCTCGATCGCATGGATCAGCCAGAGCAGGCTAACGCAGTCATGGGCGGCTATCCGCCCGGGCTCACGATCCCGAATTAATGGAGGGATCAATGAAGAAGATTCTGGGGGCCCTAGCGGCCCTCCTCCTCACCGCCCAAGCGGCGCCGAATATCACCGGCCAGGAGTGTTGGAACGCTGGCCAAGGCCCCGGCGGACCATCGGCCGGGTATCTTTGCACGTTCATGGTCCAGAACTCGCAAGGGGTCCTGACCACCGCCCTCACCGCCCCGATGACGATGTCGCAGTCGGCTTCTGACATCATCATCACCGCCCAACCGGCCGCGGCCGCCAACATCACCCTTCCGCCATCCCCGCTCAACGGCCAGATTGTGGAGGTGGTGAATGGCACTACCGCCGCCTTCGCCACTAACGTCTTCTCTATAGTGCCCTCGGGCTCGCAGACCATAGTGGGCGGAAATATCGCCCTCACCACCCTCGCGGCCGGTGCCTCGAAGGAACTGCGCTATGTTCAGGCAACGAACACCTGGTATCCATTGAGGTAGCAACATGAGACCGATCCTCTGTGCCTCCTTGGTCGGTCTCCTGTGGCTGGGGCTGAGTTCTCCCGCTCGGCCTCAGACCTCAATCTCTGGGCCACCGAACCAAATCCTCTGCAACCGGGCGGCTATAATGGCCGTTGGGCCGACGACTGCCCAACAGCTCGTGGCGCCGATCTCTCAGCCGGTTTCGATGACCATCTACATTTGCGGATGGCATGTGACCAACACCGGGCCGAATGGCACATTCACGATCACCACCGGGACCCAGACCACAACCCCATGCGACACTGGCACCACCGCAATCACCCCGGCGTTGAATGTGTCCTCGACGGCCCCGTCGACCGATCACCAAGGTTTCGCCATTACTCAATCGAATCGCGGCGATGGCCTTTGCTTCACTCCTTCCGTAGGCACCATAGCCGCGATAGTCTATTACGCCCAATTCCCGTGAGGATGCCATGCGCAAGTTACTCCTCGCAAGCGTCTCGGTCATAGCCCTTCGAGCGGCGGAAGCGCAGACTATTCCGCCGCCGGGAATAGCGGCCATCGCCGGGGCCTATTTGGCCACACCGCCGACCTGCAATCCAGGGTATTATTGTCAGATTCAGGTCGATGTTAACGGGAACCTGAAGACCACCGGGTCTTTCTCGGCCACCATCACCGGCTTTACTCCGAACGGAAACTACGCAACCCTCGCCGTTACTACCACCACGGCCAATGTGCTCATGCCAGTCGGCGCCACGGTGATTGTCTACAACACCGGCGCATCGGCCGTGTTTGTGAAGCTTGGTGTCGCCGGGGTCACCGTCACCCCTACCACCGGCGACCAAGTGGCTCCCGGCGGTGCCCTTGCGCTCACCGTCGGGGCCAACACTACCATCGCGGCCATAACCGCCGCCGGAACTTCGT